GCCATACTAGCGATGAATCAAAGCTAGTTGAGACCCGGAGGTCCGCCGGATGGCATCAAGGACTGATTTTCCGACTCGAAGACCAAGCTACACCTTTACGGTTAACAAGAGGGGGGTCACCCACCCCAAGTCGTTCTCGACATACTCAGCGAGTATCCGTTGTCGACGGACCTCAAACAGGTATGCCTCATAGCCTAGCTTCTGTTCTAGGAGCAAAGCGTGAGCCGCGTTGCGCTGCCGCAGGTACCAGGACAAGTTCTTTGCCCAAGGTATAAGCTGCTGCTGTGGCCTGATCTGATAGAGGGGGAAACTCCTCCATCGGTGATGGCTCCTGTCGAAACAGGGCGCAACACCGGACTTCTTTGCCAAATGCAGAGCCTTTTTAAACCCACGTTCCTCGTCGATGGGAGGGGCTGACGTCGAAACAGCGTCAGTCCAGAACCAGATAGAGTCATCGCGCGATTCGTAGTCAACCTCCCCCTGAACACGTTCAAACGGCACCTTTTGTCTATACTCCTTAGAGGTCAGGTTTCGGAACTCAGGCTTACAAAGCGAGAGTCCACCGATACTGGCCGCATAGGAGGCGACAAGCGCCGCATGCGTACTCAAAGGGGGGGGCTGACCTTCCTCCGTCCAGGGCAGATTAAGCCCGCCAACATTGACAGGTAGATACCAGTCTCTTGATGTTCCACACAACAAGTGACGGTTCCACCCGATGAAGGCTTGCATAGCTGCTCTGGCCGAAAGGGGGTCAAGCGATTGGATCATCGCGCGCGCCCTCTGTCCCAGATCACCCCAACCACCACGGTCGTCATAGGCATATCCTTGCCTATCTCCCTTCCTACTCCCGCTGATTTCTCGTGTGTCCGTGAGAACTCGGCCGGTCCCTTTGATCAGACCGCAATTAAGATATGGAACACGTCTTATCGCGGTGCGCAGTCCCGGGAAAAAGGACTGTCCAAACTCGTAGAGCTGCGAGTTGATCATACCGAAGTTCGCTGACAGGTAGTTCTTACCTATCGACGGTATCAAGCCTGCCCCCGTACAGACCCTGTACAGGAGATTCAAGCTTGAGGGACGAATTGGCATCAAGCCATCATCACCATTCACACGGTGACGGAGCTCACGCCATTCGAGCTGACGACCTGCCTCATGTTCCTCAACTATGCGTAGACACGCACTATTAATGAGGCAAAGGACTGGAAAGGAAAGGGGATTACCCATCAATTGGCCGTTACCCTGCTGAACACGAACCTCACCAAAGGACAACTGAGTGTCACAGAGGAGCTTTGAGCCCCACTGCAGCATCTCATCGTCCCAGCCAAGGCAGGTGCAGATAACGCGCCAACACCATCTGGTATAGTCACTATGGAGATTGTCGGTGGCGGCCTCGTAGTCAATCGAAGCCACCTCCTCTCCTGGCCAGACTAAGAAGTCTGCCAGTGAGTCGAGGTCGACCGTTTGGTGAGTGTACTTAAACCGTTGATCTGTGAGACGGCCATGGACTATCTTGTTGACATACTTAGCAATTAAGTAGTCGACAGACGGACCCGTGGTGATCGTACGCAGCTTAAACGGTTCAAGAACCTCATGGACTACGGCCTCGACATGCCCGACAGAACGCTGTGACCAAAGAGTAGCCAGGTCGGCCTCCGAGATTCGACGAATCTCGGGAAGGCCATCAGGCTTCTCCCAGCCAGCATCCCCATGCAATAAACCCAGAAGGTAGGAACAAGCCCCACCGTCCGCGCGTGATGATTCGTTATGCGCGGACTGCGAAGGTAGTAGCGTTGTCCCATGAACAGGTCTTCCCTGGTGGTAGATTTCCCTGACAGTGCGATAGATCGAATCCCGAAGGAGAAGATCAATCTCGCTGTCCACACCGTCTTCGCGACGGGTCCCTAACTTCGACGCAGTCTTCTGCAGACCACGCTCAACATCCCAAAAAGGGATGGCTGCCGTACCCTTCTTCCCCTGGAGGACCGAGAAGGCAAAGCGGTATCTCTCCGCTCGCCAAGAGGATCCTGAGAACTGTAAGTTCTTTAACCTTAAGTTCAGGGAGGGGCCAAACATCTTCCACAGATGGAGGCCGGGGCAGTCGAACGGAGCAACAGGTCTTTCACGTTGCTTTGTCCAAAAGCCGAAGGCGTCAGCATAGAGGTATTTGAACACAGCCTCTACTGATCCGGTCATAAGCGACCATCGCCAAGCCCGCTCAACGAACAGGAGCAGGTCGCAACGGTCGGCAACAATGCCGAAATGATCGAAGATAAGGGATAAGGTACCCCACAGCGCAGGCACTTGTTTGATAAAGTGCCGACACCAGAATTCCCCAACCAGCAACCCAACTTTCTCTCCGCCCTTCCCCTGAAGGACACTGATCATAGTGTCGATGGGGGTGGGGCGTTGAGTTCCCAAGCCTAACGCCTCAAGCTGTTTGTTCCACGCTTGGGCATTCTTGGACTTGGAGTACACGGCTCCTCGCAGTATCACTACAGCGAGTTGCTTGATGGCATCGTGTGGAGCCTTCCACCCTTTGTCGTCTCCAATTTGGAAAAAGGAGGCTGGTAGAAAATCAACACACGGCTCATCGCAGACTAGTGCTTTAGCCATCGCCCCTAGCCTAACCATATTGTCATGCCTGACCATACAGGCCCTAGCCTCCTCGGATGGCCTTTTCGTAAGATAAGGCGGCCCGAAGCAGCTTTGGTCCAGTATGTCACCTAGTAGTTCCCCAAGTTCACTTTCGTGATCCTGGTTACTCGGGTGAAGTAAGCGCTCGTGTACCTGCGCGCTACATGGTTTACCGACACCTTTGCCCACTTGCATTAGTGGTTTTACTGTCCGTTCGCGAGACTTTTGTGAACGCATGGTAGATAAGTGAAGGATTGCCAACGGGGAGCGTTGTAAGATATCGCTATCTTACT